ACTTGACAAGACCTCAATTACTCTATAGAATAACTCTGTTAAGGGTGATGAGACAGCTATAGCTTAAGATTCCATTTTATAGATCTTCTCTAAAATTTCTTTAGCATCATTAACGGTAGATATAAATCCCATCTTTTTACTTAACTTAGGTTGACCTGATTTGTCAGAGTGTGAGTCTCTTACATAGGATTGATACATTACAATCATATCAATATCCGATGATTCGCTCATTGTCATCACGTCATCCAATTTAAGCATGAACATATCTTCATTAGTTGTCTTTAACCAAGGTTCAATTTTATATCCAACAACACCTATACGAGATTTAATTTCATTAACAACAACTGGATTAGTTATAATTAGTATTGTTCTGTCCTCTTCTTCAGAGGCAGCAACTTTTGCGAAGATTTCCTCTCCAGACTTTAATTTTATTGTTGCGTAAAAGTCTTCTTCAATTCCCATGTTTTCCTAATTGAATAGTGATTATCTCATAGTTAAAATTTTCTTCATTATAGATTTTAATTCTTTCTATCAAATGATTCAGTGTATAATTTCTTCTAGAGTTTTTTGTGCAGTCATCAGCAATATCATACAATATAGCCTTTACTTTATTTTTTCCTTTTCTAAGAACTCTTCCAATACTTTGAAGATTTCTGATTCTTGATTTACTAGGAGAAGCAAAGATAACATTATGGAGATTTTTAATATTGATGCCTGTAGAAAAAGTTCCATAAGATGCTACGATAATGGCATTCTTTTCTTTTTCTGTTATCTCTCTTGCTAGTTCCCTTTCTTCAGCATCTACTCCACCATGTATAAAAAATACCTTGCGGTCATCACCCTTGTTATTATTTATCTTATCATAGAGCACTGCTCCGTGTGCTTCGACTCTACTGTAAAGGACAAGAGTATTACCTTTTAGATCTAATGCTAAGTTAGTTATAAATTTATTTCTCTGCTCATGTGAGATGAGATATTCTAATTCATCATTGTAAGATTCAAATACCTGAGGTGGATGCTTAAGAACAAGACATTGAATGTCGAGTTGTGATAAATGACCTTGCCTCATCAACTCCTCTGTTCTTGTCACTTTATATGATGGACCAAACAATCCTTCCAGAACCCACTTATGAGTTTGCGTGCCATCTAGCGTGCCAGTAAATCCAAATCTATATTTTGCATGGTGCAATTTTGTCATTATAGATATTAAAGACTTACTCTTAAACAAGTGAGCTTCATCACCAATCACAACATTATATTCTTCAAAGAAACTTCTATCCAATTTGTAGACAGATTGCCAAGTTGTGATTGTTACTGGAGCATCATTACTCTTTTCTCTACCAGAATAGATACGGTGACAATATGAATCAGCATCCCAACCATAATCAAGAAAATCCTTATACATCTGCTCTACAAGAGATGTCGTTGGAACGATTAAGAGTGTTTTTTGCCCTTTGTCAGCGTAATATCTTACGAGGGAATAAATCATCAGAGATTTGCCGCTGGCAGTGGGGCTTATCAATAGTTTTCTATTGTGCTTTAGAGCACCGTATACTCCCTCGACTTGATACTTCCTTGGTTGGTGAGAGCAGATAGACTGCATATAATCTTTAACACCCTCATATGAGATCTGTTCGTTTTCCTCATATGGAGTTCCATAATATTTGTTATCTTCAAACTGATATGTGTATCCGTAGTTCTTACAGAAGGATACAATCTTATCCAACAGACCCACATAGATCTGCTTGGATCTTATATCGTAAAGGTGTATCTCACCATTCCAATACTTATTTCTGTATTGAGGCATGAATTTTGCCCCTTCTACTTCAAATTTAAAATGATCTCTTAACTCATAATCGATATGAGGTTCAGTATTAATTTTTAAAAATACTTCGTTTGATTTAGAGATTACAAGGTCTGTTGTATTCACGATGATACTTCATCTGTGAATATTTATCACATATTTTCAAATCTATGTTCTAATATAATTCTATAAAAATGATCTCTCATTGTAAGCAAATCTTCTTGCTCTACTGGATCTCCACCAGCCCATTTATTGCATGCTTGAGATAAACCAGTATGTATCACACGAATTGCTTCTATTGGCAACTCCAAGTGATAATATTGTTCCTCTTGTTCCATTAACCTAATCCTGCGTTGAATCTCATGAACTCAATAGCATTCTTAATTTGAAATGTTCGATTGTTAATTTGTTTCAGTATGCTTTCTATGTAAACTAACATAGTATCATAATAATCAATCTTGAGCGATGCGTTCGACAATTTAGCATCAGCATCAAGATACTTCTGCATGGTATCTTTATCTCTTATCTTCTTTGGAAAGGGATCTGTTATGTATACATCAGGGTCTGCTTTGCCACTGAAGTATTCATATCTTTCGTGTCTAATATTCTTCCTTTGCTGTTCTGCCTTCTTCCTTAATAAAAAGATGGTATTATACAGTTCAAAGTATTTTGCATGGAGTGTGGGAATATTTAGCGACTCTGTGTGTAGGTTGTCTGGATCTAATTTAGAATCCTTTTCCCACATTCCTTGAATGGTATCAAGATCAACACTCATAACTCCTGGTTTTTCATATTAGTCATATTATAACTAGTATACTTGAATTCTACGTTTGCTGTAAAGTATTGTATGTCAGTATCTGTAGCATCAAATGTAAGTGTAGTTAATGAGGTTGGAAATAAATCCTTAAAATTAACGTTAAATTTTGGAACTAGATTACTACTTAAAATCTGCAGTGTTCCATCTGAGTATATGTTTTGTCTATCTTTTAAATATTTTCCTTTTACGATACCACTATTATTGAGATCTCTAAATTCTTGAACTGACTCTGGATATCCTAATCCACGAATCCAGTTTTGAATTTCCATAAAATTTTCTAAGTTTTCATCAACCAAAAATCTCAACGATAGATCGCCAAAATCTATCTTATCTCCTGGTGTTGGAATGTCTCTCAAGTAGTTTGGTTGAAAGGCAACACCAAGATTCAAATCAGGTATATTGGCTTCATTGCAGAAAAAGGCAACTTTCGGACTTCTCTTCAAATTAAATTGAAATCCTGTTGGAGAAAGAAAATTACGATTTTCTATTTGTGATCTTGCCATCGGTTTTCTAAGTATTTAGATAAAAAAAGGGAGTCCGAAGACTCCCCCTTGCACTTCCTTCACACGTAAGGAAATTATATCACATGAGGTTCTTAACTGCAACTCTTCTGTAGTAACGGTTTTGGTTAACGTTGAGTGCACCCATGCCTTGGTCGGTTCCTTGAGCGAAGGGGTTGGAAACAAGACCATAACGGGTCTTGAAGCCAATCTTCGGCTGGAAGGAGTTCTCGCCAACTGCACGAACCATCTGCAGAGGAACGTAGGGGCAGTAGAACAGACCTGCGTCATAGGGGGAAGAACCCTTATAACCACAGACGTAATACTGGTTGCCGTTTGCAGTGTTGTTAGCACTGAGGTTTGCAGAATAAGGATCGATGTATACACGATACTTACCTTGCAGAACACCAGCGAAGGTGTTGCCCGTGTCATCAACGGTAAGATTAGCGTTGAGTGCAGGGGTGTAGTCAAGCACACCAGCCATGGTCAGTGCAGATGCTACGTCTGCAGAACACATGATGATGTTGCCCTTCCCGCGACGAGTTCTTTGTGCGATTGCGTTTGCATCGCGCTCGATTTGGAACAGGAGACCCTTAAACTTCTCAACACTCCAGCGACCGTTGGAGTCGATGTCAAGGTCGAATACACCAGCAGTAGCGGTGTTTTGAACAGCACCTTGCTCAGCAACCTTGTAGATGGTTCTGATGACTTCTCTGTTGATCTCAGCGAGGATCTCAGTGGAGAGAATGTTAGCAAGTTCTGCTTCAGCGTTCAGACCGTGAATTGCCTTCAGGTCTTGAGCCAGTTCAAGACTGTACTCAGCTTTCAGTGCTCTAGACTTAGCAGTAACAGTGACCTTCTCGATGGAGAAGTTCATCTGACCGAAAGCACCGTCAGGACCAGCACCATCTAATCCTTCAGCCACGTCGGTACGCATACCCTGACCAACGTCATAGGAGGTAGAAGTACCAGTGGAGACGGGGTTCAGAACTGCAGGGTTAGTGCCGGACTGAGTGGTAGTACCCATACCTGCGAGAGGTGAGGTCATGCCATCGGTCTCGTTTCTAAATGCGTCCTGACCGGAGAATGCCGAATCGGGCTCATTGTAGAATGCCTCATCGCCAGTAGTACGGTTAGTACCATAGCGGGAGCGCATTGCGAAGATCAGTCCAGTAGGACCGTTCATTGGTTGTACGCCAGCCAGGTCATATGCGACCAGGTTAGGCATGGAGCGTCTGATCAGGGAGATCAGAACGGGGTCGAAACCTGCAACAGGACCGGTAGCGGTAGCGTTAGCAGAGAAACCTGCATTACTACCAGAACCAGTGTTCATGGTTGGGGTTTCAGACAGCATACCACCTTGCTCGAAGGAGGATTGCTCTCTTAAAAATCTTTCTTGGTTCTCAAGCAGGACAGCAGTAACAGCTCTACGATGGGGATCTTTGATCTGATCGCAACCCTCATGATTGAGGAGAGGTGCCCACTTTTCCTGCAACTGTTCGGATTGGAACATTTGCTTTACCTTTTTAGTGTGACGTTTACGTTTGAAATAATGTTAAATTCAATTATTTACCAAAAGAACTCAGAGTCTTCAGGTAGGAGTCCATAGAACCTGAAATGAATTCAGGGGATGAATCTACACCTTCAGAAAGAGTTTCTGTTTTGGATGCAGTTGAAGTTTTCTCTGCGAAGTATGACTCCTTCAGCATCTCCAACTTTTCACGATATTGCTCTTCACTTTCAAACTCAACACTTTCGGAAAGTGATGCGAGTTTCTCCTTCTGGGTCGTTGCGAGACCTTCAGAGACTTTATCGAGAATGCCATCAGCAGTTGCTTCAGAGAGGCGACCGTTCAGACTAATGTTCTTCTCAATCTGCTCGTTGAGTTTTTCTTCCATTTCATCAAGTTTTTCTACCATGCTCTCAAGTACATCATATTTTTCGTCAGGGATTGATACATAATGTTCTTCAAATAGACCCTTCATTCCTTCAAGGAAAGATTCGGTCATTTCAGTCTTGAGACCATGTTCTACGACGAGAGCGTTCTCAGCGAACCACTCGTCAGCAACATACTCCAGATAAGAATCAACACGCTCAGCGAGTGCTTCTTTCTCTTCTGCAAGTTGCTCTTCAAGTGCAGCAACATATTTTTCTTCCAGTTCCTCTTTAACAATAGCAACTTTAGAATTGATTGCTGCTTCAAAGATGACTTTTGCCTTTTCTTTGAATTCTTCGGAAAGTTCTTCACCGCCAAGGAGAGCGTTGACATCTTCATCGACATCATACTCTTCTACGGTTTCTTCAACTTCCTCGTCTACAATCTCATCGACGATCTCTTGATCCTCTTCGATTGTATCTTCTTGTGAGAGTTCTTCCTCTTCCTTTGCCATACCTTTTGCTGCTTCTGCGGGTTTTGCTCCTTTGGTTACAACATCCTTAACTTGCTTAAGGGTGCCACCAGGGGTCTTCAGCTTTGCTGAATCATCATCTGGTTTGTAGTTCTCAGGAGTAGGACCCCCAAGATCTTCGACATTTCCTAACTGAGTGCCAGGATCTGCCATGGTTGGCATAGGATCAGCAGCTTTCGCACCAGCATTAACAGCGGATTTGGATTGCTGTGTCTTTACTTCCATTTCTTGTAATTTTTTGCCACGAGACATTTGAACTCTCCGATTTACCTTTACTAAATCTATATTTATTTATAAATTAAAATATTTAATGTGTAAAATTAGATGCTATTAAGAAAGTCATTGAATAAATTCAATTTCTGTTCATCTAATTTTTTCTGATCGACCAATGTGTTGATCTGTTTGTATGTTTTATGAGCGAACTTCTCACGAAGAATGCCACCATCCCATACCCATTCTTTTCCTTCCATAATACCTTCAACAAAAGCATCAGGTGCAGAAGGATCAGCAACAATATCAGCAGCAGTTGCTAGCATAAAATCATCGCCAACGATGTTTACTCCCTCACGGGTCATTTTAAGTGAACCAATACCACGAGAAGAAACGCCGAGTTTTACGCCTTCCTCAACTAGAGAAGAAGCGATTTTACCCATAGGAGTATTCAGAAGTTTTGCCTTACCGATAAAGTTAGAACCACTCTCTTTTAAAGAGACAATTTTATGAGAAACTCTGTCAAGATTGACGGTTGGACCATCAGGGTGACCGAGTTCGCCAAGTGCTCTACCAGCTTGAATATGGTTTTCGCTGTATCTACCAACTTCCTTACGGAGAGTTTCCATAGGATACATGCGACCATTACGGTTTTTAATGTTACCTTGAAGGAAAACACCCTCAATGTACATTGATTTCTTGCCGTTCTTCTGTTCGACAAGAAACTCTACGGATTCAATTTCTTCTCTAATTAGTTTCATGTCTTTCCTTAGTTTCTTTGTACTTGTTGAAAATAGACTGCTCCAGCACCATCTGCTGCTAATGCAGATAATTTAACGGATCTTCTCAAAGTTGAATCAGCACTGTGGAATGCAGTAAGAATTCCTGCAGTGTTTGCATTAACTGTGATAGAAGTTTGGAAGTTACCGCCAACACCAGCACTGGTATTAACTGAGGTTACTTCAACATGACTAATTGCAGTGGTGTAATCGGCAAGATTTGCTGAAGAAAGAGTGACTCTATCTCCAACACCAAATGGCATTTGAGTTCCTTCGGGGCAGGTAAGGATAGTGCTAGTGCCAGTAGTGATGCCAACAACTCTTTGAGATGCTTTGTTAAGACGAATCTCTTCCGGATCACTAGTGCTTACTAGAAAACTAGATCTACTAGCTCCTCCGGATGCCACATCAACTGGTTCTGCATCAACATTCACAAAAACATTACTGCCTTGTGCTACAACACGAATAGTGTCACTCTGCACGGTAAACGCTGCGGAAGTATTAGCTACTCCAACAGCCAATCCGAGAGAAGATCCCGCTCCAATAGTTCTTAGTGCCATTATTTTTTACTAATAGTTCATTTGCTAGTTATTTATATTATTCCTCTTCCTCTTCTTCTACTTCATCATCAAGTTGATCGACAATTTCTGTATCATCTTCACCTTCGATCTCATCTTCGATTTCGGTGTCATCACCAAACAAAGAATTTGCTACTACTGGACGCAGTGCATCAACTCTTTCTGCTGTCTTTGTATACAGCATATCTTTGATAGTATCGCTGATTTTAGATGGAGACTCATCACTCACCATCATATCCATTAGTTCATCCATTGTGTATATACTAAATGATCGTTTTTATTTATATCTCCCCACCCTTGGGAAGTTCTGGAGCTTCTGTTGCAGATCCATCTGCTTCAGGTTCCATAACTGGAGCACCTAAATCTCCACCAGCACCTTCTGGTGCGAATGGCAATCCAGTTGCTGGATCAATTGTTGCCGGATCAGGAATAATTCCTGCTTTGATTTCTTTATCAATCAGTTTATCCTGCTCAATAATCTCTACGTCAGTTTGACGTAAGATTTTACGTCTCACATAGTCTTGTGAGTAATATTTTCCAACATAAGGTTCTGCAGTTTGAAGGAGAGCAAGTCTCTCATTCATCAATTCAGTTTCTTTAAGTTCTGAGAAATGATTATCATAAAGGAAGTCATACTGAATATGCTCACTCATTCTCTCCCAATCTTCTGGGGTAATGATGTTTTTAAGAATTAACTGAGTCTTCAGCATGTCATTAAACATGTTGGAGAATCTTTTTCTCAAACGACCAACAAACTTGGTGAACTTGAGTTCATCTCTTAAGATCTCAGAAGATCTACCCAGATTAAATCCACCTTCTCCGTCCATTCTGCTTGGCGGTACGTTAAGGGCCCTAAAAAGTTTCTTTTTAAAATACTCAATGTCTGTGATTTCTCCCAAGTTTTGACCGCCAGGAAGAGTAGAAATTTCAGTTCCACGTCCTCCCTCTCTTCTAGGTAACCAGAAGTCTTCAAGCATAGCCATGTATTTTTTGTCATCACGGATTTCTCCAGTATCAGCATTGTATACAAGTTTATTGCGATAACGCATCATAACATCACGAAGATATTGCTCTGCCTTTACCTTTGGAAGATTGCCAACATCAATATAGAAAATTCTACGCTCTGGTGCTCTTGACAGTCTGTAAATAACAAGACTGTCTTCAATCATTCTAAGTTGATTGAGTGCTTTAATTGATTTGTGAAGGTATGATAAAGTATTTCCCTTATTTCTATCTACAAGACCTGAAGTGCAATAGACAACAGAGTCCTTTGTCATTTTGATTCCCTTACCCTGTCCCGTTTGAGATGGATTTGCTGTAGGGAATTGTACTTTTGGATTATAGACAAAATACTCATCTAATTCTGGAAACTCATAATCCATAGGATTTTCATTCCTCTGGAATGTGTTGAGTCTTCTAAGTTCATTTGCTTTATCACCCTCTTTCTTTTTTTCCTGTCTGATATAGCGCATTTTCATTGCGTCAATATAACGCAACTCTTGAATACCCTCCTGAGGATTCTTCAGGTCAATAATTTTGTGATAGTAAATACGACCATCAATGTACCAGTTACGATATATTTCGTGTGCCTTCTTATCAAAATCTAACAGGTCAAGAATATATTTAAACTCTTTACGGATTATATTTTTAATACCATCACTAGCATTTAAATTAGAAAGTTCAATCTCAACCGGACTATCATTTGTATCAGAAACGATTGCTTCATTTACAATGTCCTCAATAGCACTATCACACTCAGGGTGAAGTGACATCTCACGATATCTTTTAATTAAATCAAACTCAGTTTTATATACGCCTTCTAAATCAACATAAGAACCAAAAAAACCACTACTCGCATAGTGATCAACCCCATCCTCATTATTAGGAGGAATGGGGGAGACCGCTCCGGGAGATAGTGATTCATTGTCCTCTATCGAGAACCCAAATAACTTGGACATAATTTATTGATTGATTTTCTTTCTACTATTTATCAACCGTTAGGACCGCCTGCATTGACAGTTCTAAATGTCTGAACTTGGAATTCTACCGTGAATTCTTCAATAGTATCACTACTATCGTATGAAAGATCAATCTGCGAAACATTAGTTGGGAAAATGTCTACAAATTCATACTCTTTCAGAACAGCATTTCTGTCGCCATTGTTATCTTGGCTTGCAGGGGTTGCACCTCTACCTAATTGGAATACCTTAGCATTAACCATATAAGCAGATGGATCGGTCGCACCAATGTTGTTATCTAATTTTGCGATCAAATCTGACCACTCTTCAAATGCATTGCGGAGTGCAAATCCTTCATCGTTGATGACGGTTACAGTCCAGGTATCAATGGTTCTGTCTCCAGCAACCTTAAAAATACGACCTCTAAATGGAACATCGATGTTAGCAATGTTCTGAGCAGGCATTGCTGCTGCTTTACACAAGAATCTGAAACTGTCAGCATCCCAAGCAATACCGCCCGGTAAAAGCGGCATTTCTACTTCAAATAGATTGGGGCGTGCGCCACCCCCAATCAGTGCTGATTTAAATTGAGAAATAGTCTTGTTTTCTCTTGAAGTTGCCATTGTTAAATCCTCCTTTTGTTATTTAGATATTATAATCAAACTCTACCTGCTACTTCTTCAAAACTGACGCCAGTTCTGGTAGCAACGAAAGTAAGAGTGATGAAGTTAATCGATCTGGCAGGCTTCAAGAAGATGTCTGCTCTGAATTCATTATTATCAATAACATCTGGAGTGTTATTGGAGGTGTCACAAACAACAAGGAATCCGCTGATCCCTCGTTTTGCCTCTACATCCCTCAAGAAAGGTTCAACAATGTTTCTGAAGTTTGCTCTTGTCAACTCATCATTGAGTTCAAAGAGTTGAGATTCTGCTGCACTCTGGAGTGCTTGCTCAACTGTCAGGAACAAGCGACGAACATTGATTCTATCAAATGCAGATGCATTAGAGAGTGCAGTCTTATCACCGAATAGCAGAGTTCCAACACCAGGTTTTGTGATGACTGAATTAACTCTCAGTGGATAAAGTTGATCTCTCTCTGCTTTATCTGGATTGTATGCCAACTTAACAACGTTGTTAAGAATACCACGTTGCTGACCCGCAGGTGAGAACCATGGATACGAAATAATATTGGTTCTTACCATCAATCCAGCAATGTCTCCATTAGTTGGAACATATCTGAATTCATTATTGAATCTATCATACTTATATGCATAACCAGAATCAAATGTTGCAAACGAGGAGGATGATAAAGGACTAAAGAAGTTAATCAAGTTGGTCGTCTGCGTGGTTGAATCACTAAGACCAACAATGTCTGCTCTATGAGGACCAATACATGCCATAGAGTCCTTTCTCAGTTCTGCAAGTTGAATCAACTTGTTTGCTTTCGCTTGTGACTCAGACTTAGTGCTACATCCAGGACCCATGATAAAGAAGTCAACTGCTTCTTCATCTTTGTTTGAGAATTTATCATATGCAGTAACAATGTTGCCGAGAGTGGCAGTCATACCACCGTTCTTATATTCTCCAAAATCGGGAACACCAGCAGCATAATCCTCACCACCTCCAAGGGTATAGGTTACGTTTCCAATTCCATTGAAGTTTGTATCCTGAGAGTTTTGACCCCAGAGACCACCACCAGTTGTTACCTTGGTAAAGTCTGTTGAGAATCCAAGTGCTGTTGGAGTTGTGCCATGGTAAGCGTCCGAAGCACTAGCAGGACTATATCCCGCATAGATGTTTGCAGATCTATCAGCAATGTAGTCTTTATAGTAGATCTTGTCAGGCGCATTTACTGCGGATACAGCATCTTCTGCCTTAGAAAGATTGAGGTGCTTCTCAATCAGATTACCTCTAATACCAGTTACTCCACCATTATCATCGACAACAGCGACATGAATACCGTCGTTCTTACCATTTCTCTCAGCAACATAACTGCTGGTGACAGGTTTTGGTGCAAGTTCTTTCCAGAAAATGGTGGCGTTCGTCAGTCCAAGAGTCTGCTGATCATACCAGTCAAGGACAGATGTTGGGGTATGACTATCAATTGGATTAACGCCCGTTGTAACCACACCAGCGTTGGTTAAGAATCTAATATCATCACTTGTATCAAATGCCGCAAATTCAGTTCCTTGCTGATAACTAATCTTAGTCTCTGAACCAGCAGTGTTAACTCTAGATACAACCTTAACTTCAAGTTCACTAGTTCCGTTACTAGCATCAGTGGTAATACCAGTGATGATGCCCTTTAAGAAACCTGTGAAACTAGCAGTTGTTCCTTGACCAGGAATAGTGACATTTGCCAGAGGAGCAGTGATACCAAATCCAATCTGTGCTCCGGTTGCTGCAACGTTAGTCGTTCCAATACCAATGATTTGATCTGCAAAGTCATCAATTTGACAGACCTTTAATTGGTTACCCCAAGAACCAGGATTTTTGGCAGCGTAAGTAAACGTTGCGTCATTAGTGTGATTGTTCTGATAGTCATCATAG